AAAGCGTGAGAATCAAAATTATATATCGTAAACTTGGTAAGGAACAGGCTTACGGCATATCCTCTAGTGATGGCGTAATAGAGATTGATGAAAGGCTAAAAGGAAAGAAGATGATGGAGATATTGATTCACGAGATATTACATTTACTAAACCCAAAGGATGATGAAAAAACCATAATTCGCAAAAGTGTAACTTTGACTAAAGTCTTGTGGAATGAAGGGTACAGGAAAATAGATGATACTATTGACTTGCCTTTACAAGATGGGTCAATTTAGGTTGTTTTTTCTTGTTCATAGGTTCTCCCTAGCCCTAAAAAGCTGGGGAGTTTTGCTTATATTTGTATTTAGATATACTAATGGTTACGGAGGTGCATTTCTATGCTGCCTCCCTTTTTTTGCCCTTTAGTCAAGTTATAACTTTACTTATTTGCGTAGTACTACTACTAACATTTAACATATTTTGTTACAAATACCTATAAATCAGTAGCATATTTGCCCTAATCACATTACAACATTTTACATATTGTACCTAAAACATTGTACAATGTTCCCAATTTGGTTACAAAAGTTCGCTAATAGAAAACTTTATCAATCACAAAAGTTACCTAATAAAGCAACTTTGAGCCGTAAATGACTGATAATCGGCTCATTTTAGACCGATAAATACCTAACTGCTTGATTATCAAAGTATATGCTAATTAACATAATTTTAACTAAAATAATTTAAATAATTTTTGGTTAGTATTGTAATCTTTGTTTATCTTTGATTTATCAAACAAACAAAAAACCATTAGTTATGAAAACAATCAACGATTTAAAATCAAACTTAACTGAATTAGAATTTACAATGTTAGAATCAATTGTAGGTGCTTACAATATTAATAATAACATTTGTTTTGATTCTAAATTAACTGCATCAGAAAAAGGTATAATAGGGAATTTAATTAAAAAAGAATTAATTTATGATTCTTGCGATTTAACAATAGGTTTAAAATCTAATTTTTTCCCTGCTGATTTAGTTTTAGATATTTACGGATTAGAACATTATTAACCCCCATCAGGGGTGCGGCTGACCAATGCACATTTTATAAACTAAAAACTAAAAGTATATGTTCACATTTAAATACGAGCCTTGCACAAAAGAAACCTTAATTAAAACTATTAATACATACAAAAGGTGCAAACATATTAATATGACATTTTATAATAAAGCATTGTCATATATTAATAAAGGATTTCAACCAGTCTTTACAGTTAAAAACACTTGGGATAGCTATAAAATTATGAAAGTAGTCAAAGTACATAAAGGAAGTAAAATATAAAACCAAAAACAAATGAAAACACTATTAAGCCTCAACACAAATTTCTATCCCTACAATGGGAACTTTATCCCACAAGCTGGGGACAACATTTTCTTAGACTATTCAATAGAAGATACTAAGTTCTTCGTAGTTAAGTTTAGGACTATTGACCTAGCCAACAATCAAATCATTATCTCAATTGAAAAAATCTAAATTATGACAGACCAACAAAACAAGAATTTTCAGGCAATCGTTATTTTAATCTTTGTCTTTATTGTAACAGGAATCTTACAAAACATTTAACCTTATGAAAGTAGAAAAAAAAGAAGTAGTCTGCATCCGACTGCCAGAATCAATCAAGAAAAAAGTAGATGCCGAAGCTAAAAAGATGTACTTAGCACCAAGCAAATTAGTATCAATTATCGTACAAAAATATTACGAATCTAAAAACTAAACTATGCAACCATTAATCTATCAAGGAAAACAACTAAAACTTCACCAGAGAGCAACTTGCCTACTAGAACTTTTAAAGAAGGCACAAGCAAGGCAATCTAGTATTGAAACCGACCTAATCAAATGGAGAGGAGCAACTTGGGATAATCCTATTAAGTTAATGAACAAGTATGAGGATGACTACCTTATTAAGATTGCTAGGATGAACCAAATACAAAAGCGAATCTTAAAGTCTTATCACTTCTTGATACTGGACCTTTATGAGATTACCGAAGATTTTATGTTACCTATAAACCTTTTACATTTTTAAATATGAGTTACATAGACAATACCAAATCCCAATTATTACGAGAAAACTACATTTTAGAGGTAGAGAATGAAATGCTTAGAAACCAAATTAAAAAAATTAAACTAGAAATCAATGAACTACTGGGCAATACCAAGTCAAAAGGAGAACAGACTGACAACGAAGGAAATGATAAGGTATTCTGAAACAATTATAGATAAGATTGCAGAATATTACAAGATACTTCCTAAGGACATTAAAGGCAAAAGCCGTAAAAGACATTTTGTTAAGGCTAGATTTATAGCAATGTATTGTATAAAAAATAACACAACTTTAACATTAAAGGCAATTGCAGATATGGTAGGCAGAGACCACACTACAATTATTCACTCGTTAAAGACTATACAAAACACTTTAGACTTGCATTACGATACTGATTTAAAGGATGAATTAAATGAAATAAAAAGATTAATATAAATTTTTGTTATTCACAAAATAGTCTTATTTTTAATTATTATTTACCAAAAAACCATAGTATGATTAACTTACAAACAAACTCACTTATTAACATTTACAAGGCTTTATCTGCTTTTCAGCAAGACTGCCCTGTAATTCACAAGGGAACAACTGGACATAACTACACCTATGCCGACTTCCCTACAATTCTTGAAGTAATCAATCCGATACTCAAGAAGCACAATCTAGGATTTACCCAGCTTCTTATTGAGGATGGATTAAAGACAATTATCTTTCACACTATTAGTGGAGAGGCAATTGAATCTAACGCAACGATTCCCCAAATTACTCTTAGGGGAATGAACGAGTATCAATCATTCGGAAGTGGGATTACTTATTACAGAAGATATGCTTTAAGTGCTGCTCTTGGGTTGGTAACTGATAAAGATACCGATGCCTCTGGAGAGAAAGCTGCCTCAGTATTTATTAAGAAACACAAGTCAATACTTGATTTAACATTAGCTATTGATATGTGCGAAAACTTAAATGAATTATCTAAACTACATTCTTTAAATAAGGATTTAATGAATGAGGGGATAACTGCATTATTCACAAGCAAAAAATCTAAACTATGATAGACCAAAAACTAATAAAACTAAGAGACTTGGTTTCTTATTGGGAATGGAAATCTAGTTCCTGTCATAAGTTTTGGGTAAAAGAAACCTACCAAGAACTAAAAAAGGCAAGACAAAACCTAAAGGAATATAAGTCAAAACATTACCCTGAAACACCATTATTAACCCAGCCTAAGCCATTCTCAAGGATGAATGACTGGACTGAAAACTACGAAAACTATGCCGATTAGTACTTGCTGCGGAGCAGAAACCGATATGGATGAAATAGGAATTTGTCCTGAATGTTTAGAGCATTGCGACTGGGAGGAAGAAGATGAAGAAGAAATCGCAAAGGATATAAATGCAGAAAACCAAATTGAGGAAGAACAAATTAATAAACAAAACAAATAAAAATGGAAAAGAAACAAAACTATGGTGCTTGGAAAAAAACAACATCAAAAGGCGAAGTAATTGAATTTACGATTGAGGACAAACGCTACTCAATGTGGTTAAATCAATACAAGAAGCCAGAATCAAAGGAGCCAGATTATAAAATCTATCCTAATGATTACAAGCCTAAAGCAGAAACTAAGATGGAGTACGCATCTCCAGTAAACCAACAAGAAAGCGAAGATGATTTACCATTCTAAAATTTAACTATGCAAGCAGTAACCATTACTCAAATTACAATCTATGAATTAACTGATATGATTGAAAAATGTATTATCAAATCAATAAACAAATCAAATCATAATGAAATAGAAAAACTTGAAATTAGAATCAAAGAATTAGAAAAAACAATTAAAAACAAAAACTATGAGCCAAAACAAACAAATAGCAGACTACCTAAATAAAGGTAAAAAGCTAACTACTCTTGATGCCTTGAGTAAATTCGGATGCTTTAGATTAGCATCACGAATAAACGATTTAAGGAATGATGGAATGAATATAAAAACAAAGATTATTAAGCTAGAGAACAAGAAGCAGATAGCCCAATATTCAATCAAATGACACACGCATCATTATTTAGTGGAATAGGTGGGTTTGACTTAGCAGCCGAATGGGTAGGATGGGATAACATATTTCATTGCGAATGGAATCCGTTTGGTCAAAGAGTTTTAGCCCACCATTTCCCAAATTCAAAATCTTACAATGACATTACTAAAACAAACTTCTCTATTCACTCAGGACAAGTTGATGTACTCACAGGAGGATTCCCTTGTCAACCATACTCAAGTGCAGGGAAACGACTTGGTAAAGCCGATGAAAGACATTTATTCCCAGAGATGCTTAGAGCAATTAATGAAGTTAAACCAACTTGGGTCGTGGGCGAAAATGTACTCGGCATTGTTAATTGGGGGGGGGGGGTGGTATTCAACGAGGTGCAAGTTGACTTGGAAAATCAAGGGTACGAAGTACAAGCGTATATACTTCCAGCTTGTGGCAAGAACGCACCACACAAAAGAGAGCGAACTTGGTTTATTGCCTACTCCAACTCTGCAAGATTACACAAACAGCACATTCCCTCCAAGTCAAAAGAAAAGATTTCACATAGTGGGATATTTAATGAGAAAAGGAATTTTACCTCATTCCCAACTCAACCCCCAATTTGTGGAGGAGATGATGGGATTCCCAAAGAATTGGACTCTATTACCTTTTCTAAATGGAGAAATCAATCAATCAAAGGTTACGGAAACGCAATAGTACCACAAGTAGCATTTGAGATTTTTAAAGCCATACAAAGTTTTGATGATTTAGTAAATGTTTAGTAAATTTGTATTAGAATGTTGCAGATTCTATTGTAAACTCATTGCCCAAAGATGCGTTGGTACTGCAACTACCAGCAATTCCGAGGGCTTTTTTATTTTATGAAAAGTAATTCATATTATTTCAGCCACGATTATAACGCTGCAAATGATACAAAAGTCCTTTTTTTAAGGCATCAATTAGGGATGGAGGGTTATGGTATTTATTGGTATTTAATTGAACAATTGGCAAATGCAGGAGGTAAATTACCTCTAGAATTAATCCCAGTTTTAGCTATGCAGATGCATTGCACAGATGTAAAAGTCAATGGAGTACTTATGAATTTTGATTTATTTACAATTGATTCAGGCGAATTTTGGTCGGAAAGATTACAGAATCATTTAGAATTAAGGCTAAAGCTAAGTGAAAGTGGGAAAACAGGAGCAAATAATAGGTGGGGTAATAGGGTGGCTATTGGGGAGGGTAATGCAAAGGAAAGAAAAGAAAAGGAAATAAAAGTAAAAGAAATTAAAGTAAAAGAAATAAATATAGATTTTGATTTCTTTTGGGATTATTATGATAAGAGAGTTGGAGATAAAAACAAAATAAAAAAGAAATGGGATAATTTAACAGATGAAGAAAGAGAAAAAGCATTTAAATTTATAGAATCTTATAAAATAGTTCAACCTGATAAACAATTCAGGAAAAACCCTGAAACATTTTTAAACAATAAATCTTGGAACGATGAAATCATTAAACCAGCTATTAGTAGTACAAAACTTAGCTACGCAGAACTTGAATGGGAACGACTTAAAAATCTTGGATAAGGATGAAATAAAGGTTTATAAGGCAATGGAATCTATGCACATAGGCAAATGCTCAAGGATAGAAGTAACAGAGCATCTAAAGACCTGTATTGCTTTGAGTGGGGTGCAAGTACCAACAAATCAAATATTTAATCTATGCGTTTCATTTACAATAGAATCTTACGGACAATACAAACTAAAGGAACTGGGAGTAGCATTTAAAATGTTTGCAGAGGATAAGTTTACTATTGGCAATCATATAAACTTTAGCCCTAAGTTAATTGGGGAAGTAATGAATGCATATAAAAAGATAGCCGTACAAGTAAGAAACAAAATAGAACCAGAACAACCTAAACAAATAGAAATGAAAGTAGATGAAGAACAAGTAATGCGAGAGGAAGCCGAGTATTGGAAAACATCTAAAAAGGACTGGCGATTCCTAAACTATCAATGCTTTGATTATTTATGGAAAAGAAAACTACTAAAGATAACCCCTGATAAAGCTGAGTACATAAAATCTAAAGTAAAAGCCTATCATTTAGCACAGGCTAAGAAACCAGAGGATATGATGGTAGATGAGGAAACTATGAGGCAACAATGCAAAAAATATTCCCTTAAACTTTATTACGACAACGAACTATGATAGAGAATTATATACCTATGGAGGATGTGCTTATCAGGATTAAGTACCATCCAGATATAAGCAAACAAGAAAAGGAACAATTTAAAGAATCTATTAAAGGAATCTATATGACCGAGAAAGGCAAAGTAAAAATGAATAAACCTAAAAAATACCAAAATGAAAGAGACACTAGGAATGATTAAATTCTTTTTTATCTCAGTTCCAGTATTCCTTTGTGTTTACTGCTCTGTAATGATTTACATAGAAATAAAAGAATACATTCAAAAATATGAGTAAGATAAGAGGACACGAAAATGCACTACCAATAAGATTAATATTTATAGATACAAAAGAGGAAATAGAATTTAAGTCAGTAGCCTACGCAAAAAGAGTAACTGGAGTTAATGAGTACCAAATAAAGGAAAGTCTTAACCCACTAAAAAAGAAAAGATTTGAGTACCAAAATAGACAAATAGCGTTCCGTATTAAGAAATAATCTAATTTTGTGGTATGGCATTACAAACCATTCCAAAACTTACAGGAAAGACACAAACAATTTTTAATCGTTATATACGACAAAGAGATAGTCAAAATGGTTACTTTACTTGCATATCGTGTGGCTCTACTAAAGATACCTCCCAAATGGATGCAGGTCATTATGTGCCTGTCAAGAATAGTTCAGCTTTAAGATTTGATGAGTATAATGTAAACGGAGAGTGCAAGGCTTGTAATGGGTTTGACCAATTCCACCTAATAGGTTACCGAAAAAACCTAATAGATAAGATAGGCGAAAGAATGGTTTTACATTTAGAAAGTCAGTCAAGACTTATAAAGAAATGGACTAGAACCGAGTTAAACGAAATAAACGAAAAGTATGGCGAAATTAAGTAGTAATAACAAAGTCAGCTTTGGGAAACGCAAATGTGGTAAGTACAAAAAGACATCTGGTCCTAAAGACAAACCTACTAAACCTTATAACCGACAAGGCAGATGCTAATCAACGAAATTATACCAAACCCAAACAATCCTAGAATTTGCCGAGATGCTAAATTCAAATTGTTAGTTAAATCAATACGAGAGTTCCCAGAGATGTTAAATTTAAGACCTATTGTAATTGATGAAAACAATATCATTTTAGGTGGCAATCAAAGGTATCGTGCTTGTATAGAGGCAGGACTTACCGATGTACCAGTTATTCACGCTAACAACTTAACTGAAGAACAAAAGAAACAATTTATTGTTCGTGATAATGTTAGCACAGGCGATTGGGATTTTGACCTATTAGCAAACGAATGGAGTATTCAAGACTTAGATAACTGGGGATTAGATATACCAGCTTTTGCTAATAACGATATAGATGAACCAAAGGACAATACTAAAGGTGGCAAGAGTTGTCCTAATTGTGGAGTAACTTTGTAAGAATAGTGAAATAATAGTGAGATTATGGCAAATGAACAAAATTTAACCCCATTTAAGAAAGGGGAGGTTGCAAACCCTAATGGCAGACCTAAAGGAATACCGAATAGCAAAACTAGATTGTTAAGATTGCTTGAATTAGTGCAAGTAAAGACCAACCCAATTACAGGAGAGAAGGAGGAGTTTACTGTTGCAGAGCAATTAGATATGATGGTACTACAAAAGGCATTTAAAGGAGATTTAAAGGCTTATCAGGAAATACTTGATAGATTAGAAGGCAGAGCAAAACAAACCAATGAGATAGAACTATCAGGAGGACTGCAAATAAATTGGGAGGAGAAGAAAACCTATGTAGAAAACAAAGGAAGCATTTAGCCTCGTACTACTCGTAGCACTCGTACTTACTACGACTACTACGAATACTACGAATATCAATTATGGAACTATCAATTAAACAAACAACTGCTTTAGACCTATTAGAAGATAAAACAACAAATGAGATTCTATTTGGGGGAGGCGCAGGTGGTGGAAAGACTGCATTAGGTTGCTACTGGCAATTAAAGATGCGATTAAAATATCCCAATACAAGAGGACTAATTGGGAGAGCCGTATTAAAAACCCTAAAAGAAACAACCTTAGTCTCCTTCTTTCAGATAGCTAAAATGCAAGGATTAGAAGCCAATAAGCATTATAAGTTTAACGGACAAACAAGCCAAATAGAATTTCCTAATGGTTCTACTATCCTACTTAAAGACCTTTACTCCTACCCTTCCGACCCTAACTTTGATGAATTAGGTTCACTAGAAATTACTGATGCTTTTATTGATGAGGCAAACCAAGTAGATGATAAGGCTAGAAATATTATCAAATCAAGGATAAGATTCCAATTAGACCAAAACGATTTAGTGCCTAAGATTCTTTACACTTGTAACCCAGCAAAGAATTGGACTTATTCGGAGTTCTACAAACCAGAACAAGAAGGAACGATATCTAAGAATAAAAGATTTATTACTTCCCTGATAGATGATAACCCATATATATCTAAGCACTACAAAGAGAACTTATTAACTTTGGATAGTGTATCAAAGGAGAGGCTTTTATTTGGTAACTGGGAGTACTTAGATGACCCTGCACAACTTATAGACTATGATAAAATACTTGATTCTTTTACCAATACTTTTGTTTCTATTGG